TGAATCAGTTCAGTTCTATCGCCTGATCGTTTGTTTTGTATATCGGCCATCATGCGCGGACTTGTTGCAAGACCATCATAGCCCTTGGCTTCAAATCCTGATCCGTCTGTGAGCACAAACTCACCTGTACTAGGCTTACGACCAAAAATCACAGCAGGTTTACCGTCCCACTTGGCGGTAGTTGTTGAGGGTTGCTCTGTGGCGTGCTTTACAATTTCCAGTGCGTCAACAATACCTTGAGTGCCTTTACGAAACACTAGATCTTCCAGGTGTTCAATGCCCTTGGCTCTGCCGCCTACGCCGGCAGCTTCGGCTTCATACAGTTCATAGGGATTGTTGCGACCCGGGGCTTCTACCAAGGGCATCATGCCTTGATTCACAATACGGTCTCGCAGTCGGCCCAAGAAGCCCACATCATCTTCGGCCATGGGTTGTTGTGGCTCCTGTAGGCCTTCACGTGCTAGATATTCACGGAAGTCTTTTAGTTTGACTTCTCGGTCAGGATCGTTGCTGAGTGCTGTGTAAATGCTTTCAACATTCTTTAAGTTTTCTTTTGTGAACGCAGGGCCCAGCAGGACCTTGGCCACATAGTTGGGATCTTGACCGCCTTTGACCAATTCGTTTGTAGCACGACTAAGCATACCATTGGCACCTACTTTGAGACCCAGAGCTTTGGCAATGCTTGACATCAACACATTGCGATTCATGCCTTTGTAGTTGGATCCTTCTGCGCCACCATAGAAGAATGTACCCCAGTCCAGATCAGGAAAAAACATAAAGTCTGTTTGCACATAGCCTTTGTTGGGATCTCCGGCAATGGGAGTACGGAAATGCACTTCTCCAGCTTTTTTGACCCATTCACGTGGATCAAGACCTTGACTGGTAACAATCTGTTGCAGGGCGCTGGCCAGTTGATCTTTGTTGATTTCACTGAGATCCACAGCCAGGTCCAAATCCCCAGATGTAGGTTTGCGTCCGGTAGAACCCAGCCAGCGCTCTTCAGGAAATTCCATGCCCAAGATGTTTTCAAGATACGCAATAGTAGCAGGTACATCTGCTTGATTGATGCGTTGTGTCAGCGGCTGACCTTGCTTGTCCTTGAAGACGTTGCCGCCTTCCAGTAGTGTGTTTAGTAGTTTCATGGTTTAGGAATAGCCTTGGCCTGAAGTTGTTGGGCCATGACATGGCTGGGGTCTCTGGCGTCAAACGGTTTGTTGTTGTACAATATCTCACCTTGCTGATCAAATGTGATTTTTGCTGGTTGTACGCCACCAGCTGTTGGTGTTGCAAATTGCTTGACGTTTTGTGCTTGAGAAATCATGGTAGCTAGACTGGTCCAAGCACGACTCATTGCAGCAGGATCAACTTTGGGAGCCATAGTAGCGTTGACCACTTCTTCCTTGGCCTTCATTAGTTCTTTGATTGTGGCCTGACTTTGACCAGTGGTATCTTTGGCTGCTGCCAATTGGGTTACGTCAAATCGAGCTAGACTGTTGATCAGTCCTTGTAGTTCAGCTTCAACTGTGGGCACTTTGAGTTGAGACGCACTCATGATCTTGGGCTCACTGGTCACAATCATGTTCTGCACTTCACTGGTCCAGGTTTCTTGTGCTTTCTTGGCCAAGGCTTGGACTAGACCAGCATTCATTTTCATGGCAGTGGCTTGCTGTTGTCCCGGGGCAACTTTGTCAGGTTGATTGTCTTGAGCAAAGCCTGGATCTACAGCTGACACTGCTTTGTTCAACAAAGCCCCGCCTAGAGTTTTGGCCATTGCACCCAGTACTTCGTTGACTGGGCGTTGTGTTATTTCATGAATCTGCATCGGTTTTCCTTACTGATCTGGAGAACTTTCCAGAGTCTTTGGTTCTTATGGCATTGAGCAATTTGCGTGTGAGATTGTCTGCTTGATCGCTGGGGAATTCTGCCTCAATTTGTTCTATCAAACGGACGGCGGAAGCAATCACATTGCTGGCACGACTTTCAATAATATACCGACGGTCACGTTCAGCATACTTTTCTTCGTACAATGTGTCTAGTTCTTCCAGGATACTTTTTGTTTTCTTCTGCATTGTTCAAGGACCTTTGGATTATTTAGCGGATTCTGAATTCTAATAAATATCTACAACTGCTGCATAGCAAAGGAACAACATGACCAGTCAAATCAATCCCCAAGACATCAACGGCGACTATCCAGTTGCTGGGCAACCCAACAACACCAAAGGGTTTCGTGATAATTTTACCAATACCAAAACCAACTTTCAGTATGCTGCCAACGAAATTACTGAACTACAGAACAAAGTTGTGCTCAAACAGGCGCTGACTGGCAGCACCTTGGACAACAACATGAATGATGCCTTGATTTATGCAGCCAAGATACAAGATTTTAGCGCAACATCAGTACAGATTGCAACCACTCTGGGCTTGGTCAGTATCGACTATACAGCAGGACATTATCAGCGTGTGAGTACCACAGGCAGCATCTCATTAGGTTTCTCTAACTGGCCTGCCAACAATTCAGCTGGTTGGGTGCGAGTGGTCATAAACATCACCAACACTGCACACACAGTGACTTTGCCTGCTGAAGTAAGCCTGGGCACCACTGGTATTCAAGGATTAGTTGGCACTGTGATCACATTTGCTGCCACTGGCACATATACCTTTGAATTTGTGAGCTACAACAACGGGGCAACAATTACTATTCAAGACCTTAGTCGTCCATTGAATCGTTACACCAATGGAGTGACTTCTAATTCTGCCACAGCTGGCATTGGATATGCTACAGGAGCAGGCGGTGTTGTAACTCAACCAACCAGTAAGTCTGAACCAATTACACTGAACAAGGTATCGGGGCAAATTACCATGAACAATGCGCCATTGGCTGCCGCTACCACAGTGAGTTTTACTCTGACCAATTCGGCCATTGCTGCCACCGACGTTATGGTGATCAATCAATCTAGTACTGCTAACGCAGGCGGATACTGTTTCAATGCAATTTGCAATGCAGGTAATGCACAGATTTCCGTAAGAAACGTTATGGCTAGTTCAGCTAGTGACGCTGTAGTATTACGATATGCTGTGATCAAGGCGGTAACCGGCTAATCAACTCTGCCAGTTCAGGAAACGTTGAAGCTAGATCTTGTTGTCTCAACAGGTCTAGCTTTTTTGTTGACTCCTGAAACTTGACCCATAACGCAGGCTGGTTGTCCAAGGGCATGTCCATAAAATCCAAGATGCTGGTGATTTGCCAGTTGGGCGAGCTTGCTTCTAACTTGTCTCGAACTTGCTGTTTGATACTGTTGGGTAAAGCTCGCACATTGAGATACTGAGGATGATGTACCATGTTGTAAAACACAGGAACACTACGGGCACAGAAATATTCCTGTAGTTCCTGAACCTGTAATACATTCAGTATGCACACAGTGATACAGACATGCATGCGAATATTGCTGTGATTGCGCACAAGATTCTGATAGCGAGCAAGATTCGTCTCCACAGTGCTCCAGGTTTCTCCATAGCGAATATAATCGTAGTGTGCGCCAACACCATCAATACTGACATCAATCACTACGTTTTTGAATTGAGCAAGAATATCTATGTAGTCTTGATTCCATACTGTGCAATTGGTGTTGATGTGTATGCTTTGTTGTGCCGCCCGCCCTGACGCTACACTTTGCTGCAGGATCACAAACACGTTGTCCAACAGCATGGGTTCTGCTCCGTAGATGTCATAGTACTCTACGTCTGTGAACCAAGTTTCTAGGTCACTCCATAGCTGTGTGTTGTCTCGATCATAGCTGGTGCGTATTCGACGCCATCCGTCAAGATACTTGCGATAGTCAGGTTCCTGTTCACGTGCTTCAACTTCCCAGTAGTCTCGATACCATTTGCTGCTGACTTCAGGCCAACAGGTTCTGCAGGCCAAGTTGCAGGTGTTGCCAGGTTTTAGATCTACCAGTTGTGGACGATCAGGATTGACCGCGATATCAGCAAACTGTCTGTTGGCTTCTGTGCGGCGACTGGCCCGGCCAGCACTTTCTTCATTCCAGCAAGCACTGCAATTGGGATGCTGAATGCCAGCTTCGAGATCTGCTTGTATTTGTTTTCTGGTAGGACTGTTCCAGGCCTGTTCAACCGTTCCTGTGTCTAGATATATTTCCTGCCCTGATTCATCTTGCAAGTAAGTCTGACTGTGGCAGCACAGCAAGCATCGTCCCGAATTGTGCAAGGCTAGACCTGTGTCAGCCCATGCGCAATATAAATTTTTGCCTTTTTCCATTGTGTCCGTATCCTATGATTAAATATGTATGCTATGACAGAACTATCCACTATATTCACTCCTATTCGTTATCTTGTGAGCAAACTGCATCTTAAAATGCCGTTTAGCTACAAAGATATCATTGCAGAACTAGAAAACGAAGAATGGAAACCTCATGGCGATGTGGCTCCAGTTGGTCATGATCCTTGGCCCGGATCACGATACAAAGTACTGAACCCAAAGTGGGAAAACCAACGCTTGGTGGCTATCAGCAATTACTTTCGTAGCAACAACTTCAAACGCCAAAGCATTGACTGGATGTATGACAACTATCCTGGCACTGATGTAGCCTGGGGTATGGATCGAGACACTATGTTCCGTCAAAGTCAAACACACATTGAGTTTACTCGTGACATGCCAGGTTTTGTTAATGCTTTGCACACAGACTATCGCAAACTGATTGCCACTGGTATGGTGTATTTCAGCAATCAAGACTCAGATAATCTCAGCAGTTATTTTTATCGAACAGAACAGCGTGACGACCCTGTGCGTATGACCACTAACTTTGGCGACGGCTGGTGGCATCAGAATGGCAACTATACCTGGCACGAAGGATGGAACCGCACTGATCAAGTGCGATATAGTGGCTTGTTGGGTTTAACCATTTACACTGCTGATGCACCTGTGTGGCCCGGTCAATGATCAACCTGACTTGATCTTGCCTAGCATCTGCTTCAACTTGGAACTTTGAACGTCTGCATTGACTTTTGCAGGTTGTTCCCAGGCCGGTGTTCCTGTAGCTCGTTCCCAGCTAGTGGAATTGCCTTCTGTGGCATCAGCAGCCTTGACCTGACTTTTGGCCTTGATTGATTCCATGATAGAGCTTTGCGGTTTGTTGTATCCGCCTTCGTCTCCGCCTTCATCAGTAATACGCATAGTTTCAATGTTATACTCCAAATCAATTTTTTGACCAACGCCGGTCGAGCTTCGAGATTTCATACACTGTATCTGATACTTGCCACGCTCTTTCATGGATCGTGACGTAAAGATACCAAACACATTGTCTGCTGTGTTGATCTTGGAGATACCACCCGAAATGTGCGAGTGATCAAATTCTTGTTCTTCCACAGCCGATCTGTTCAACTGCGATGCAGTTACCATTAGGATACCAAGTTCTTTGGCCAAGTTACGAAGTTCTTCTGACACATATTTGTCTTTCACAAACAAGTCGTTGGGACTGACTTTTGCACTCACAGGCATCAGCAAGTCCAGGTAGTCCACCATGATAAAGTCTACTTTGATTCCTGTCTGAATCTGAACTTCTTTGATATAGCTACGAATGTCGTTGATGTTGCTCTGTGCTGGCAAGGCTTTGACCCTGTACTTGCCAGCTGTACGAGCCGACATCTTGACTTTGAGTTCTGCCGAATCAATGTCCTTGCGAATGTCCTTGGTACTCATGCTGGTCAACATAGCATCAGTTCGCAAGCTGGTTAGTTCTTCACTAAGTTCAAGACTGATGTACACACCACTGAGTCCTTGTTGCAACCAATTCAAGGCAATGTTCATCATGACCAATGACTTGCCTGATCCTGAACCACCTGCAAAGATGTTGAGTTCACCACGACTGAATCCACCATACAACAGTCGATCCATTTGTGGCCAGCCCGTGCTAACCTGTCCACCTGAATTGAAATACTTGTTGATACGTCCTGCAGGGTCAGCAAAGTAATCTGTGCCCATGTCCTTGGTCAAACTGATCTGCACAGCATCCTTGATCAGCTTTTCCACTGGATCAAACTCGCCCTTTTCCAGCAAGTCTGCTGCTTTCAAGATAGCACGTTCCAGTTCTTGACGCTTGGTAAAGCTCTCAAACTCTGCCATGAACCACTCGTTGTGTCCTTCATTGAGTTCAGGCACAGACTGCAATGTGATACCACATGCCGCAGATATCTGTGCGCGGTCTGGCAGAGTTTTGTACTTGTCTGAGTGTTCTTTAATAAACTCTGCTGCTTTGCGCAAACTGCGATCAAAGTTTTCTGGATTGTAGATGTTCTGAACACGCACATACGAGCTGGCGTCTTCCAGCATCATTTCCAGAAACAATCGTTGTACTTCAGTGTTGTATTCTTTTAACAAGGGCTTTCTTTCTTAATTCAATTTTGATTCTGCTGGTTTCTCGTGCCTGCATAATAGTTAGCAAGGTACCAAGTCGACCGTATTTCTTCACAGCATCATTGACGTCTTTGCAATCTTCCCAGGCAGGTATGCTCACTGCCCATCCCAGTTCCACTGCTCTGTCAATCAGTTCCAGTCCTGCACGATCTTGATCCGGCACCACAGTAACTTCTCGTCCAATGCCACGAATCAGTTTGGCTTGTGCATCACTAATTTCATTGTGTAGTAACGCAACACCACCAATGCTGAGTGCATCGAATATGCCTTCCATGACCAACACATGCTGCCAATTGGGCGGTTGCAAATCTATGCCAAACACATAGCCAGGTTGTTGTTCGCTGATAAACTTGGGTCTTTTGCCGTCAAGAAATCTAGCTGTGTAGCCCACAATCTTGTTGTCATGCGTGAACGGCACAATCACACAAGGCCTGGTCCAATGAACACCATCGGTACGTATGGGTGTCATCACAGGAAAGTCTTCGGGCACCCGACGATCACGAACATAGTCCCAGTACTTGGGATGTTCCTGTGTGATCAATTCTGATGCTGGTGGCAAGTCACGTTCTTCAAAGTCAATGCCCTGCAGTATATTGGCCACACGTTGCCGATCTTCCACAATGCCGTGGATACTGCGATGACGCAGACTTTCCAAATTGGCCAATTCTATGTCTCGGTCAGGTACACCCAACCAGCTCAAGAGCCTACGGGCCTTATAACTTACAGTACGGCCAAGGATAAAGCTAGCAGTGTATCCACAGTTGAAGCAGTGATAGCTCCAACCTTGTTCATTGACTTTGATTCCGCCTCGTAATCGTCGGTCTGGGCTGTTGCTGTTGTGATGGCAACATACTGCATTAAAACTGACCCACCCGCTGGGACTGGCTTTGCGTTTTGCAGGTAGGTATTGAACAATATCAAGCATCTGTTTATTATAACAGAAGCAGACTTATCTATACAGCAAATTGGTGACAGTACCGTTGTTTATGACAACATTGGCATAGACAGGACTGCCAAACGTAACAGGCAAATAACCTGCGCCACCAGCTGTGACTGTGATTGCCCCAATTTGGCCATTGCCAGCATAGGATCCAACGGCCTCTGCACCTGCACCGTTGCCAATGATAAGCACATTGGGGGCAGCAATGTAATTCTGTCCTGTATTGTTCACAGTAATACCAGTGACCACACCATTCACTACTGTGGCAGTGGCTTGTGCACCAAATCCCTGACTTTGATTGAATGCCACACGAATCAGTGGATGAAATCCTGGCACGTTGAGATATATGGTGCGAGTCTCATTGAGATACTGTGTACTGGCAGTGACGTCATACCATGCGGACTCATAGTCTTCTGCTGCCTGTGCTTTGATTGTGCCTGTGAAGTGATGCAGATCCATTTTGATTGTGGTTAGGCTGGCACCGTGTGTGGGGATTTGGCTGCTGTAAAATTCAGTGGTTTGAGTGTAGTTCTGCGGCTGCGGAGTCAGTGCCCAGTCTGGCCAACCTGCTGGTGGGTTTTGTGGCCAAGATGTTGGGCCGTATATTGTGGGAATGGTTAAATTGCTGCTGTCTTGAAATTCAGGGAATATAGAATCCACAATGTTGCAATCTGCACGAGCCTGGCTGTTAGCGTCTGTGTACACTGCCTGCACGTAGTCTCCGGATGTGCGTTGAATACTGTAGCTGGCTGGCTGTGCTGTGAGATTGATAGTGTCTGCAGTATCCAGAGTCACTTTGACTCTGCCCAAGGCAGCACTGAGAATGGTCATGTCTTTGGCCAGCAACAGTTCGTCACCGTCTTGGCTGATCAATCTAAACACAAAGGCACTGCCAGTGATGTTCACTGGCTTTTGTTCCTGGTTAATAAATTCAAACAATAGCACGTTGTCCACGCCCTTGTTGATGGTTAGTTGTTTTGCGTACACTGGGTTATACCTCGCTGTGAAATAGCCACCACTGGTGTCAATCAATAATACTTTGGTAATTTGTTGGTATAAGTATGCTGTGGTGGAATACATAGGATCCTCGAACAATATTTATGGGCAACGACATCTTTACTAAATTGGCAGAAAAATACCCCTTTATCACGCTGTGCTTGTACGCAAACGTAGAATATGTGGGCATAGTTCAAAACAGGGACGACACTGTTACCACCATCTACGATTTTGGACACGTCACTGACTTGCAAGACAAGCTGGCGTTTTTAGAACTGGCCAATGTCTGGTGGTGGGAAAGCAATCGCAGCATACCTATCAATATATTCTTGCGTGGGGAATGGGATCAATTCCGTCACACCTTGCGTACATTTTCAAACAAAGATCTAGAAATACTTCATGGTCCTGCTTGTAGTTTGCTGGACATTGCTCGCAAAAAGAGCAAGCGCAAATCAATTACCTTGGTTAGACGACTTGATTGAGCAGATTCATATGCAGTGCTACCAAGGCTGCGTAACTGATTGCATGGGCTTTCTTGAATGTGTATCCACGACTGGTATCTCCATCCCATACTGATGCAAACACTTCTGGCCAAGGACGCCGTTGTAAGTGTGCTTTGCCCGGACGAATAATTGATATAAACGCAGCCAGTCTTGGTATGCTGTCTGGTTTCATTTCTTTCAACAAATCATAGTAATTGCCCACGTGTGCCAACTGACTGACCCAATGAGCGTCAGTCCACAGTCTGCTCCACGGTGGAGTTGCAGCCAGCATGGCTTCGTAGTGTTCGGGAGTTTGAATCAAACTGTACACACTCATGTTCAGGAAGTCCAGTTTGAAATAGCCACGTTGTTCTGCTGTTTCGTAGTCTATGGCTGCACACTGATTCACAGGATCTTGCGGAATATCTGTAACATACACTCCCGAGTTGTGCCGGCGGCCATCGCTTTGTCGTGCGGCTGTGTGCTGAATCAAGTTTAGTACAGCACTGCGATCAGCAAAATCCAAGTCAATATCTGCGCTCATTTTATGTCACACAATGCTACTGCAATACGCACAGCTTCCTCAGCTCGTTGTTGTGCTGCCAAGGCATCTGCTACTGTGGGATGCGTTTTGGCCAGTTCCAGCATGCGTTTTTCTTCTTCCATCCGGCGGCGTGTCCATTGTAGGGCTTCCTGTGTTATGCCGTCCAGTTCAACTTGTGGATAGCTGGACTGCAATGGCAGCCATGAGCTGCCATCATATACTTCAAAGTTGTTGCTGATGAATCTCACCATGCCGGCGCTGGCTCTGGTAGAGTCGACGTAGGGTGCAT